GTTTCAAAGGTTCATTTGTTAGATAGGTAATATGAGTTGGTTTTGTAGAGGTTGCTATTCTTTAGTAGGTTCTAATACTATTATTGTAACAGAATTACCAATTGGTATATGGACTGATGGATTTAAGCAATTGCTAGAATATTTGATAATTGGTGAGGTTAAAGAAGTTAAGAAAACCGCTGGAAAAACTAGTGCTAAGAAGGTGGGTATTGCTGGTAAGAAAAAGGGAGTTAAGAAAGATGATTTCGTCCAACTAGTAAAGAGTTATGAGCAAAATAGTACAGACACAGAGGTTTATTTCAAAATCAAGTTTGACCCTGATGTATTATCTAGGTTGATGGAGAAGAAAGACGCAAATGGCATTAGTGATTTAGAGAAACAATTATGTTTGGTTAAAAAGATGTCATATGTAAATTCTTTGAATATATTTAATGAGAAGGAGAAGTTGATGCATTTCAAGTCTAGTAATGAAATATTGAAATACTATTATGGTTTGAGATACCGATTATATACTGATAGGAAGAAATATTGGTTAAATAAGTTGGAACAAGACTTATTCTTAATAAGTATAAAAGTGAAGTTCATTTATGATGTTATTAAGGGAAAGATTGAAATAAAAAATGTTCCAAAGGCTAAATTGGTTGGACAACTAGAAGAATTTGATTATCCTAAGATGGTTGATAAAGCATTGAAAATGCTGAAGGATATACAGTCTAGTGATGTGGATAAAGGCAATTATGATTATTTGATTACTATGGCAATTCAAAGTTTAACTAAAGAGAGAATTGAAAAGTTGAAGGAGGAGAGAGATAAATTACAAACGGAAGTCGATAATTTGAAGATGAAAACGGAGAAGATGTTGTGGGAAGACGACTTGGCGTGTTTTTTGGAAGAATATGACAATTTTGTGAGTAAATTTTATAAAGAGACTGGGCTAGACAGCAAAGTTTATGAAAAAAGACAACAGAAAAAGAAACAATATATTCTTGTTGGAAACAACAGTAATGCTTAAAAAAAATATTTATAGAAAAAATTTAATAATTTAATAATTTTTACAAATTAATTTAATACTTTTTTTTTTATATTTTATGTTTTATGTTTTATATTTTATGTTTTATGTTTTATGTTTTGATTATTATAAGATTTGGTTAATTTGTAAAAAAAAAGTTTAATCTAGGCTCCTTGTCAACAGACAAGGCGGTATACACTTTACTCCTAGAAATGGACGAATTAGAGGTTGAACCTCACATCTTCCTTTTTTTTTGGTTAGACGTAGGAACAACGTCTATTGGCACGTATTAATATACTGAGGTGGATCCTCGTGCCTAAGGGGGGTGCTCTGTTTGTATGTACATAGAGCGTGTGCGGGTGTGGGATTATTGGGACACAAAACCACCTACATAATATAATTAGGTGGTTCCCTTCTTGTTTATTAGAGACTTTAGGGTTGGTCTCTCCCTTCTTGTTTTTAGAGACTTTAGGGGTGGTCTCTTGGGGCATTTTAAATAACAACATCTGCCCAGGATGTGGTGTTGGCAGATTTTGCCTTTGCCTCTGCCTCTACCATTTCCTGGTAAAGTTTCAGATGCGCCTCATCTTTTTCCTTTTTGGCAAGGCGCTCCGCCTTCGCAGCCTCCTCTTTTTCAAGGAGTACTTTAGCAGCACGGATACGCTGTTGAATTTCAGCAGCACTCAGAAGCTTCGCGGCTTTTAGAGTATTCTTAAGCTCTTCATTGGCGAGCTCTTCCTGATAACAGGCGAGCTTCTTCTTTGCCGCGGCAGAAGCTTCTGCCTCAAAAGAAGAGGCAGCATCTGCTTCCGCCTTGGCTTGTTTCATCACATCACATACTTCGTTGACGAGATCCAACCCACCCTTGTTCGAACAGGTGTGGAACAAGATCGGGTGCAAAGTCTTCATATCGGGGTCGTAGATGATCTTCTGCGCGAAGACCAACCTGTCTTCGCCATGACGGAAGAAGTAAATTACTTCCGTGCGAAACGTGAAGAAGACAAATTTCTCGTCGTCGTCGCTCTGGATGTCGGCAGTGTCAACCTTGTTCCCCGCAGGGGACGTGTATACGTCGTTGTGTTTGTAAAACTCGTACGGTTTGGTCTCTATTCCATCTTTTGTTGCCCTGGTCACCATCAAGAGACGACAACCAGCACCAGCAGTAGCAGAAGAAGCAGCAGCAGATGCCATTTTGTGTGGTAAAGGGTCGTGTGTAGCACAAACCTTTATCAAAGCAAATATTCAAGAATATTCTATGAGCGTATTAAGCAAAAAGAAGAGATTGAACACTTTAATTCGCAGAAACAAACTAAAGAATAGCTCTGGTTAGTAAAATATACTAACTAACATTTAAAAAATCAATTTCTGTTAATTTTTGCCAAAATTTCTAAAAAATATTAAACCAAATCTTCCAGGAAACTTTCCATCTTTTGCTTACTCCGAACCTTATATACCATATGAGTTTGCATACTATAGTTCAATAATTTCCCACTATCAGTAACACTAGATGCTGTTGTAATATCGTCCATACTCTTTGTTTTCAAATCATCGAACCAAGTCTCAGCACTAACATTGCCAGTGCTAACTGAAGCACTATTAGGTGTAGGAATATATAATCTATTCCATAATGTTTTGGTGCTATCGCTAGTAGAAACGGCAATAACCCGATGTCCATTATCACGATTTATAAATGTATTGAAATCAGAACATTCCGCATAAACACCAGTATCCCTATATACATAATCACCGAACTTAATAATATCACCAACTTTGTATTGTTCTGGGTGGAAGTAATCAACACTTTGGACTACTAGATACTCAGTTGCCAAATTACTAGCAACAGCAGGTAAATATGTTATACTTTTAATATTCAATACATCATCTATTGGAGATGGAACACTACCTAGAGGATTATTAATTGTAATATTAAGCCCAGACAGTTTAGCAATAGGTTGATTATAAAATTCTTTTGCCAAAGCACTAGTATTGCCGAATTCTATAAAATTACATTCACTATCAGATTTTGTTAATATCCCATTATTATGTGTCATAATACCAATAGCATTATCAATTGTTTTATTTGTACCATTGAGATTACCAGCAATATTCTCAACACCTACTAGCAAATATGGATATGTACTCATATCAGCAACAGTATTAGAATATGTTATATTTAATGCTCTATTAGTCATTATCAATTTGTCAATACCAACTGATATAACATTGTGCATGTCATTCTGAACCATTGAATATTGGTTATTCACACCCTTACCACCTAGTCTAACATTGAAGTTCCATACATTCTCATCTGTTCTGTTAATCCAATCACGGTCAGCACTAGATACTACTATAATGTGGTCTTTAATATAATATTGGGGTTCTCTAATACTATTTTCACTAGCATCTGTATCGTATTCAAAATTATTATATAATCTATTTGCCATTATTAAAAATTTTCAAAATTCTTTATTATTTAAGTATATTATCTAATCATAAAATTTAACTACTTATATCAATAAAATACAAACCAACTGATACTATTAACATTAGAATTCCAGATGAAATCATATTTTCATCTTTTGTTAATACTTTCAGTAAATCTTTTGCGGTTTCTCCACCAACACTGAGTGAAACATCTTTAACAGTTGTTAGCATATATTCCAGGAAATCTTTCGCAATATCTAATGGGTCATTTTTATTACTCTTATTCTTCTTACTATTTTTGCTAGTCTTACTTTCACTATTAGCAAATCCTTCCACTTTATTAGTTGGTGTTAATCCAACTTTACCATCACGTCCTTCCCAGTCTTCCAATTTACCTTCATTAGATATTTTAGCAACAGCCTTTCGTCTTCTATTGGTATAAGAGGCAAAACCCTCTTCAGTGTTATTGCTATTTCTTTCGATAACTTCACCAAGGTCTTCAACAATATTGACTAAACCTTTTTCGATGTTATTACCAATATTTAGTAGGTTAATGTTATATCTATTTTTCTTTTCGGCTTCAATATTATCGGCTAGGGCTTTGTTATAAACTGTAAGTTTCTTATTTTCAAAGTCTGTATATTGTTTGGTTAGTCTAGACATTTCTGACATATAAGCATCGTTTTCAAGATTATCATCTCTGCTACTTTCGTATAAAGTTTTTTTAATATTGTCTTTATCATCCTTAACTTTTCTAGAAAGTTTCTTTAGTTGTAATGCTTCACGTGTTTGGAATTCTTTCAGTTTGTCTTCTAGAGCAGCAGTTTTCTGTTCTAGTTTTAAAACTTTCAGTTTATCGTTTGTTGATTGAAAGCCTTCTGTTGTAGTATTTTTAGTATTTTTATTATCTTCAATTGCGATACCACGCATTTGGTTTCGATAATGGAATGCATAACAGATACCTAATAATACTAGAATTATATAAACTTTAAACATAAATGGGGTTGTTAGAGTTCTTATAGCATTATAATTTATAAATTTTACCATAGTTTTATTGTAGTAAACAATTCTATTATATTTTTGATAGATTATATTTATCAAATATGAATAGAAAAAAATAGTTAATTAAAATCTTAATAAATGTTAATATAGAGAATGAGTAATTGCCCTTATCAATCGTATGAGGATTTCAATAATCCATCGCAACCTATGAATGTTTCAGATAATAATAACTTACACTTTCAAGAACCACAGAATCAAAATAACAACACAGCTTTTAACTATAATGCTAAAATTTATTTCAAAGAAAATGAAACTGCCCCTCAATATGAACTTTATAGTGGTTCAAACAAACCAACTGAGTGTTATGGAGATGGTCTTCGAGGAACAATGTTAGATGAAACTGTCCTCAGTAAGAAATTCTTTTCAAAGCAGAATATTGATAAAATTCAAAAATCTATTTCAGATAGCGTTTATTCAGAAAGTGGTAATCAACATCGTATTAGCAGACAATCTGATACGCAAATACAGATTATAATGAGAAGTACATATTTAAAATATTCTAAGAATTCTACACAAATTGATATTCAAATCCAAATTAACGACCTTAATAGAATTGTTGTTAAAGATTGTGTTTCTATTATATTACCAAATATCCTACAATACCTAGGATACAGACGTGATATTGGAAAACCACGTGAAATTATGCCACACGCTACCCCTATAACTAATAAAGGTGGTAAAACATACTCATTATTTAATTATTAATTATTAACTATTAATTATAAAATCTAAAAATCTAAAAAATCTATTAAGCACAATAACTAAAACTACCATCATCTGGTATATTATTATCATATGGAGTATCGATTGTAATATTTTGTCCGTGTAGCATATGTATTTGTAAATCACTTAGTTCTCTTTTTACATCTTCAAATTGATAAAACAATTGATTATTTTTAGTAGTTATATGTTCCATTTTCGTTTCTAAGTTTGTAATTTTTTGTAGTATAAAATCTAGTTTTGCTGTATTTTCATTTGTTTTTGAGATATGTGTATCTATTTTTGTATTAAGTGCCATTATCATATGTCCTATTTGGTTAGTATTAGTTTCAATTGTGTTTAATTGATGTGTATTATTGGAAAGGGAAACAGTATATTCAACTCCACTATTATCTAATTTCCGTCTTTTTTGATTTTGTTCAGCCATATTTGTTTGTTTTTATAATTAAAGTATAACTAGTTATATTATAATTAAAGTATAAATAGTTATATTGTAATTAAAGTATAACTTAATGTATTATTGATTATTTTTAATGTATTACATTCCAGTTATTTTATTATATTCACGTCGTATTTTCCTGAGTTTTAAATTAATATTTTATTTCATTTTTCAATTTAAGTATTAAATATGACAAGCAAAACTGAAACAGCACCAATTAATGAAAAGAAATATACAAATTCATCTTTGGTAAGAATTAAGGAAAAAATAGAAATGCTTTCATCTTATGAAAAAGATGAGATTATGAAAATATTGCTAGAGGCAGAATATCCATATACCCAGAATAAAAATGGTGTATTTTTTAATTTGACAAATCTAAGTTCAAAATTCATATCAAAGGTAGAAAAATTTATAAAATTTAGTGAAATAAATAAGAAAAGACTAGAAGCAGATGAAATTGTTAGAGATAAATTAAGAGATGAATTACAACCTGAATAAATAAAACTAACTAGTAAAATTGAAAATATATTCCAACTTAAAGATATATTATATTGATATTATTATTTAATTTTGATAGTTTTATATTTATCCAATTCAATTCAAAAATAAAAAATAATAAGTTATTCCACCGCCACGATGTTATCATTAGATAAATTAGCACAGGTATCTAAGTTTCATGAGAGGGAACTCCATTTAGCACTAGATAACAAATTTACACAACAAACAGCAGTCCATATGAAAGTTGCTGAATTGGAGAGATTGCAAAAGGCTAGTGAGAATGTAGCCATTAAATATACAATGGAAACAGAATTTATAGAACAACATACTACACAAGACCCAATGGAAATTTTAGATGTTGAGGAACCTATCTATGGAGATGAGAATGCCTCAAATTTTCTTGTTTATGAAGAGAATGAAATAATTGATAATATACCTTTTCAATTATCACCGCTTGGATTAACTAATAAGAATTGGTATTTATATGGAATAAGAAATCCTAATAGTTTCTATAAATCACTATTATATATTACTGACCAAGATGTTCTATTAAAATCGCATCGTGAAAAGTTGAAATTTGTTGGCACTTTTCAACAAGAAATGGCAATTATGACAGATACTATTTATAAAAAACACAATTACAAGAGTATGAAGTTTAATAGGAAAGATATTAGACAGAGTATTATGAGTAATGAATGCACTTATCAAACTTTAGTATTAAGTGCCGATTATATAAAACAGGATATATGTATTATTGATATTGTTGTTAAAAGATACCAATTAATTGAGAGTGCTGAAACAGATAATAGGAACCCCATTATTATTATACAAGAAGTTGATACATATTTACCTCTAATGAATACACAGGGTAATCATAATATATCAATGGAAATGCTTGACAAAATCAAAAATAATTACGAGAAGATTGATATACCAATGCCTTACAAAGGTCGTAATCAAGAAATCAATGAAGATATTGATATTGATACTAATACTAATACTAACACTAATACTAACACTAATACTAACACTAATACTAATACTAATACTAACACTAATACTAACACTAATACTAACACTAATACTAACACTAATACTAACACTAATACAGTAGAAAAAGTAAAAAAGTCTAAGAAGGCTGAAAAATTTGTTCTTAAGGCAAGTGAAAAGGAATATAAATTACCTGAATTACAGGATATTGCGGAAGACTTTAAAATCGATTTAACGAAACTTGGTAAAAAAGGTCCAATTAACAGAACAAGATTAGAGTTATTCCAAGAGATTAAGAAATTAGTATAAAAATGTTGAATAAAGAGATTTTGAAGATGAGTTATGAGTTGGTAGTCGATTTAGTTAATGGCGTAAATGTTATTATTACAGTTTTGTTAATAGCATTATTAATAGTAAGAGATAAACAAAATCTTACTTATTTAGAAGTGTTGGGTAATATAATATTTGACATTGTGGCATTTATTTTAATAATAATAATTTCAATGAAAATTCATACAAATATTAAGAAATGGTATTTGACGAAAACTGTTAATTTATAAAGTTTCCAAAATGGTTATATTTATTGACTGATATTATTAATTTTATTAATTTTTTTTATTAAATTTTTAATAAATTTTTCAATTGATTTTAGATAATTTTTGTTGTGTTTTTTTGTATTATCAAATTCTATTAATAAATTTTATTATTTTCTCTTACTTAATTTTTTTCTATTAGTCTTCTTTTTTCTATTAACAGAACTTTTTTTATTAGTCTTCTTTCCACCACCGACTGGGGAGAGAATTCTGGTTCTATAAGCAATAAAAGCATTTAATAAATCTTTATCATCTGATAATATATATTCTTTCTTGTTCTCATGTACAAATATACAAAAATTAGGATATTTAGTAGTAAGTTCAGGATACTTACTACTAAATTTTTTAATCTCAAACACAATATTACCAGGATATTTAAAATTTATTGATTCTACATATTCATTACTCATAAAAGTCAAATATGCTTCTGCTTGATAGTCTCTAGCAGGAGAAGCCTCCGTCGTATTATTTTTTTTCTCAACTTCAAGAAATATGTTTGCCATTTTATATTATTATGCTATATAGTATTATATTATAATATAAGATAATTAATATTAATAAATTATAGAATAACCATTATTAACTTGGATTAGTTCAGTATTCATATAAATCATATTTTTGGCATACACATTTATATCGTTAGATTTTTTTAGAGTATGTCTTGTTTTTGATTTTTTTGATAAGTTTTTTGTTTTTCTACTCATTTAATAAATAATATTATTATATACCAATAAATTTTAATAATTTATAAAGTTTCCCTAACATATATTAAAGCCCCAATAATTGCTACATTTTTTTCAAAATAATATTTTTGACTTTTATCAATAAACATATTATGGAAATAATAAG